AGGCCCCTAGACCCATCGCGTTACCCATCACTGAGTTCATGGGGCTTGGAGAAGCAACATTGGTTTGCTGCAATGTAGAGCTAGTAGACGGAACGCCGCGAAACATATCCGACATAAATCCAAACCGCTTGTAAGGCTCATAAGCCTGTTCCATCTGGCCCTGTCGCTGCACATCGTACTCGCGCTGTTGTTGCTGTTGCTCCAACGATCCCACGTTATACAAAGCGTTAACGTCACTCTGCGCTGACTTCTGCGCCATGTCTCCCAAGGCTGCTTCCTTAGCACCCAACCCAGCAATACCTTGGCCCAGTGTTCCAAAGATTTGGCTGGCCTGCTGTCCTCGGTTCATCTGGTTTTCAAAAGCAGACATGCCCTTATTCGCCAGATCACTGCTCATATTCACAACGCCAGTTGCCGCTCGTCCTTCTCTTGACATCTGATCTTCAAACGCTTTACGAGCATTCTCATATCCGCTCTGGCGCATCTGACCGGCAGTGCGGCCCTGTTGCATTAAGATGTCTCGATTAAGCATGGCATTCTCAATGCCCATTCGGGATCCGCCAAACGCGCCAGCACCCGCTGCGGCTCCGCCGATCTGAGTGGCACGTTCCTGACCAGCCAATTGTAAATCTTGCAACGCTTGTTGCACCGCAGCATCTTCATACGGGTTCATGTACTTATCTACATTATCCCCGAACATCTGCGTTGTTCCGCGCAATCCTTCTTGTCCTTCGGCCACATCTCCAGCATATCCGCTAAGATCAAACCCTCCGGTGGTTCCCGCTAAAGCCCCAATACCAGAAGCGTATGCGTTTCCAGACTCATCAAAAGAAGTTTCTGCTTCTTTCATCATGGGCTCGTAGGCCCCGATGCCCTCTTTCGCCATCCGAATTGCTTCAAGCTGGTTAGGAGTAAACTGCATTACGTCTGGCTTAGAAACGTTGGCTAGGGGAGAAGTCTTGGAAATCTCTGTAGCATTAGCCAAAAGATCCTTGAGGTACTTTTCTTGATACTCTGGAAGGAACTGCCCAGTTAACATAGTTTGCGTGGTATCGGTTGCCATGGCTCTATCCTATCTGGCGTTGCATTGCGTATAACCGCGCCGCGCCCTGTTCTCTGTCACCGTCACCAACGGCCAGCACATCCTTCTCACGAAGAACAAACTCACCGTCTGACAATCTTGCTTCTTGAACGGGGCTTCCGTTTTGATAAATCGTTGCGGGGATGTCATCACTGGTGCCGGTCCCTGGACCTTCGATCATGCCGCCCTGCGCCGCATACCGCATCGGGGTGAATACTTCACCTTCGTAGTCTGGAAGTCTTTCCCCAGTATCTAACTGTCTCTGTTGAAGAGGAGTAGCTACCTTGACCCCATCAGGGTATCGGTTTTCATCATACATCTGTAGTGCCAATGCGGATAGCAATGGGTTGCTCGTCATCATGTTCATCATGCCACCACCGCCGGCAGGCCCACCACCAAAGATGTTTCGACCCAGAGATGCAATCCCACCGCCGCCGCCACCGCCGACTGCGCCACCAAGCGGAGATATTGTATTAGCTGCACCACCACCTGCTTGAGCCAAGGCCGCGGGACTTGCAGTGTTCATCATGCCGGCGCCCTTCAGTGCGCCAAGGCCCGAGTTAATTGCCGTGCCGCCAAAGAACCCCTTCAGGCCACTGCCCAAGATGTCCTTGAAGTCTCCACCTTGCGCCGCTTCCGTAGCACCGACTGCTAACGCGGCGCCCATTGGTCCGCCAACTGCAAGGCCGGCTAACCCAGCTAATGATTTTATAAGACCCATGGCTTAAATCCTTTTAACGTCATGGTAACAGAACGTGATTATCTTTTCCACGCCTTTATGTAGTGACAGTAACAGACCCAACTGCACCCGTTGCAAGCACACCTAACAAGTTTGGCTGGTCTGCGGTAGCTATCTTTACGAAACCGTCACGTTGAAACAAAGACCCTGTTTCCAAACCCTGATCACTATTAGGTAATGCAGTAAGCACCAAGGTAGTATTTCTACCTTCCCCAGGGTTTTGACTTTGGTCTAGGAAAACAGCAAATGCACGAATAACTTCGTTAAAGTACCCTTGATTGTATTCCGAAGGGGGTATCGGAAAAAATGGGCGGACTAAATTTCTAGACATTAACGCCTACCGTCAGGTCTAATCTCGACCCGAGGAGTACCTAACCTCCAAGCCGTTTTTTCCCCCGTACTTTCTACCTTTAAGTTAAACGATCTTCCCCGTAACCTCGTCCTAATTTCTTTTGTAAACTGTTCAACAGGGGCCGAAGAAGTCTTGCTCACGGAGTTCGCGTCTGTATTTAAATACTCGCCCCCTGGAAAGTTTCTCACGCCTAAAGTAAATGTGACGGCGGGAATAGGTGTTGTAGAGTTTCTAAACGTTATGTCCGGAATAATTCTAGATAGAAATGCAAACTGATCCCCGTCCCCTAAACTCATCTGGCTACTTTCAATGTGAGAGGATAACGGTGTTATGGGAGCCGTGCTTCCATCGTCAAAACCAATTTCATGGTTGTAAAGATAGTGGTCGGTACTTGCGGCTATAGGGGTGACATCAACCCCTCGGTCAATCCAGAAAGTACGATTGAGATTACCGAAGTACCATATCTTTTGCGCGTAATTAAAAATAACATACCTATCGTTTTCTATGCTGTTTGCAGAAGGGTAAAACCACCACACTTCTGAAAACGAGGTATTAGTCCCCGCGGTAACTTTTTCAATTTGGTCCTGATTAAAGTCTGAGAAAACGTAATCTCTAACGGTGCAAGGAAGTCGCTCCACCGCTCCTGAGTATACATAGAACTCATTTCTTCCCATCCAAAACACGCTGTCGTTAACAGCTACTGCACACATGGGGCTAGCAGTAGTAATGTTTTCAGATACAGTGTTAATTCCAAAGACAAACGGTGGCCCTAAAAACTGCATCGCATGAAGGGACACATCTGTGAAAACCAATATCTGTTGCCGTGTTTCAATCGCTAATATAATCTCGGAACCCGAACCAATGCGTAAGTCTCCAGCAGTGTTTGTTGTCTCGGCACCCCATTTGGTCAGACTTTCTTGGCTACTAAACCGAACAAGCAACGGGTCTTGTGTTCCAAGGTTCGTTTCAGGGTCACAACCAAAAGCTATAATGTGTCTATCCTTGTCAGAAACCATTATCTGTTTAGCTATAGTAGGCGTTCTATCTGCATTCAATATTCCTGAAAGCTCCACCGCTCGGCTATTCAATCCATCGGACTTTTTCCAATAGTAGATACCACCATCTCTAACATTTATTAATAAATCTTGGCCGAAGTTGTCATGGCTCCAAAGTCGAAGCGTAACGCCCTGAACGGTTAAGTCAGAGGTGGAACCCCATCCGCCACGACCCCATGTTCCTGCGCTCCACCCAGAGCCCAGTACGGTAGTGTCTAAACCAACGTTAATTTGGTACGCACCTACGGATGAACCGCCGCCGTTGTTGGTGTCGCTAGTGTTGGCGAACACCAGAGTGGGATTTAACCCCGAAGAAGTAGTTATACTTGAAATAGATGACGGTGTTCTAGCTTCAAATTGAAAAACTGTTGAAGAAACAATTTTTGTAACCTGATACTCTTGGTTAAGAACTGCGGGAATAATAACCCCACCGAGAGATGCCGCCCCCGAAAAAGTAACAAAATCATCTACCAGTGCGCCGTGTCCATCCGCGTCTGTAACAGACAATGTGGCGCAAGTAACCGGAGCATTGTTTGAGTGTGATGCAGCGGTAGTGCCGTTAACACCGCGAGTGCAGCTTGTTAACGTTGCGCTGGTAATACCTACATACCGTATTTGTTCTGTACCTATTAGAATAAGACCGCCACCTGTTGGAAAACCTGCGGCGCTATCTAAAACGATAGATTGTATTGAAGCGTTAATATTGCCATCTAACGTATCGGCCCCGGCACCAAAGGTAACCGCGGAAGAGGCTACCCTTAAAGGAGTTATGTCTTGGTAAGCGCCACCTTCGTTAATAAAATATTTAAGTGACGTACCTACACCAATGAACTTTTCGCCTGACAAAGTCACCCAAGGGTGCAACGCACGGCAAGTACCCAAGAAATTATAGATAGACTGACGTACCCACCCGCCTATCTTTTCAGGGTAGCCCATGCGAAACCGAACTTTATCGCCATCAAACCATCCACCCTCATTACTATACGAAGTGGTTTCACGGTTTATTCCGGGTTTGAACTGTAGTTTAGTTAAAGCCATGACCTACCTTTTATTCAAACCGTTTATATTATGCCTCAGTTGCCATCAGGATCAAGCGGAACAAAGCCAGCAACACTTAAATTATCAGGGTAATCGCTGTTGGATGGTAGGTCGCGCAACGCCTGTCGATAGCTCAACCACTCCGTTGTCATTGACCCTGCGGGAGCATGAGGCAAGTCTCGCCAATCACTGAGAGCCATTTTTTGGGTACGCCAATTAACAAAATCAACTTCAGCACCCGTATTTAATTGAGTGTATCCAAACCAACCAAGTAGGGCCACATATGGTTCAATAGACATTTATTTCTCCTAGTTAGTTTCTGTTACCATAACTTTAGTTGCCGCTATTGCATAACCAACATTCTTGCCGTTTGAAGCGGCAACTGTTTCACCAACACTAAGGCCACTATAGCCCTCAATAACACTTCCAAACATTCCTATTGATGCTGTCGCGCCACTGCTGACTGTGCTGGCACTATCGTGTACGCCAATCGGTACAGTTCCAGAACCAATAAAGTCTGCTGAAAAAATAGCTTTTTGCAGAGGATTTTGTGCAAAATTTGTTACGCTTGGCTCCCCACACCATCCAAACATAAAGAACGCATTTCTCTCATCATCATACGATCCACAACCATTTATCATTATAGCCTCCAAAGGAGTGCTGCCCACTGAATTTAAATAATTGCTCTGGGTTAAAAAGCCTAAAGCTCCATCAGTCCCAGTGAATATAAACTCAGAGAAAATTATTTTTTTGCCATTAGCATAACTTAAATTGTATTCTGGTTGATAGCACCAACCCTGATAAACCCCCAATCCAGTTTCTTTATACGCCTTAAATCCAGTATAATGTCTCCACCCTGCATCGGCAGGTTGGTAGTCTGCTATGTTTCCCGTAGCTGGATTTATTTCAGTTAATTCAGTAAAGTCATTACCCGTACCCCCAGCTATTGTCGTACTGCCAATCGTGAACCGATAGACTCTCTTATAAGGTCCATTAGCGCAATACATATACAGATGAGTATTATCAATTGTCTGCATCGTGGCGGTGGTGAATTGTGCATTTTGCCCAACTATACCAGCAGTGGCGAAGTTAATTTTATCATCATTGGTAATTTGACTTACCGTTGTTGACCCAGAACCCTGCGTAAATAACCATACGAACCCATTGGCACTATAGGTAGATGCCAATACCCATTGATTTGTTGGTATGTGGTAATGGGCTGTGTGGGTATACCCATATAGGCTGGCTATATTTCCCGCCGCTGCGGGGCCACCCGTTACTGGAACAAAGCCAGAAATAGCAGTAGTGCCATTTGCCGCCACCGTGAAACCAACAAGATTCGCTCCCAAAGTGCCAGAGCCTTGGGAAATTTTGCAATAGGGGCTGAAGAAAAACCCTTTGATATTGCTGCCGTCAGGTGTGAAGAAAATATTACCACCAGCACCGGGAAGAACGCCCCCATAGTTGCCTGTTGTTCCCTGATAACCATCCATTCGGTAGCTTGTATTTTCACTGCCAATGGATATTTCGTTTGATAGCGTAAAGGTTTTGTTAGCCGCGCCAGCATTGCCCGACAACGTACCTATAGCCATTCGCAAGTAGTGATCACCAGCGCTTGTCTTGTATGTGTACAATATAATGAATTTATTAATGGTGGACGAATATTGCATCTGCACACTAGATGGGGAGCGGTACGTGCCAGAGCCGAATGCGTTGTTGTTATCTGAGCCAGACGTAATACTGCCGTCAGCATTTATTTGACTAACAACAACAACAGCGTTATTTACGCCACTTGCCCAGCCACCCTTCAAGTAGATCGTTACATGCACATTATCCACTGTGCTATAAGCATTTGCTGATTTACCATAACCATCGTTGGCAACACTCATCGCGGGTGTTGCGCCTGTGCTGCCAACATTAGCCCTTGATTTCACTTTAAGGCTTTGTGTCGCTGAAACCTTTCCAGTGTCTTTTAAAAATACGGCCTGTCTAGCCGTGACGTTTCCGTCAGCGACATAATTTTGCCGACTGTCTGATCCAGACACAGTAGCCCACGCAGCGTCTGTCCCATTAGACTGAAGCAGGGTATTTGCTCCGCCAATAGAAAGAGGCGCAAAGACGCCAGAACTGTTGCCAACCTTTATAGAGCCTCGGGTGAGGTTATCTACAACAGAACCCGCAACTGAAATTCCTGTCGCGGTTGTTGACATTTTTAAAGTACCGTTATGGAATAGGTCTACATCCCCATCATCGGTAAACTCAGCTAACGACTCTCCAGAGCCTAGTATCCGTACCGAGGAACCTACTTCAGAAGTAAATAAGTCTAAATGCCCTGCGGTAGCGCCAACCTTCATATCAGTGCCATCGAAAAGTATCGACGCATCGCTACCTGTTCCAAAGACAGCTTTGGTATTATCCGTAAATATTAAACTATCGGCGCTGCTGTCCCACGTAGCATTTCTAGCCGCAGTATCTCCGTACAGTGTAACGTCATAGCCTTGGTCGTTGGCTCCAACGGTGAGAGTAGAGTCTAGCTGTACTGCGCCATCAATATCTACCGCGTCAAGATTAGTTACGCCGTCAACATCAATATTTCCTGTTATTGTGGCATTGCCACCAATGGTCGCGTTAGTAGTTACAGCTAAGTTAGTAACACCCAAAGTGCCAATCTCAGCCATAGCACCAGAACCATCTGAATAGACAACCTTGGTTTGGCCCGTTGGAATTGTTACGTTGGCCCCCGAACCGCAAGAAATAATAATACTTTGAGAGCCGCTTGTTCCATTTTCAATGTACCACACTTTGCTTACTGCTGCGGGAGTAATGGTAATAGTGCAGGTGCTGTCTAGCGTTCCGGTATATTTTAAGTACAGAGAACGTCCGGGATCGGATGCTCCATCTGCAATCACCGTAGCATGTGAATCATCGTTAGTGGTAATACCTTCAGTCCCAAAACTGAGGGCTTCTGATATTAGTTCTAGGTTTGTATTGGTTGTAGCGCCCCACGTACCAGACTGTTCGCCGTCACCAATCTCTTCTAACCGAAGATCGTTTCCATATGTGCTAGCCATGTGAGTTTCCTAAACTAGATGAGTTGTTAAATTTATACCGCGCTTGCTGTTAAGACGCAATCTTTTTTGGGGATAGTGTATGTCAAGCAAAAATAGGTATCCAATTTGGGTTGCTATCAGGCACTATTTTACTCCAGACAAACGTACTCCCTATTACTCCGGTAGCAGACAGACCTGTCACAGCAAATGCTTGATTAACACTAACAGTGCCTACCGCGCCGGTGCCTGTTACCCCTGTTACAGAAAACCCAAAGTCAATTGTTACAGTGCCTACCGCGCCTGTACCTGCCAGACCTGTCACAGCAAATGCTTGATTGACACTAACAGTGCCTACATTACCTGTACCAAGAACCCCGTAGATCGGTGTAGCCACCGCCCCTATCGCGCCAGTACCAGCCACGCCTGTCACAGGTATATTTGCAGATAAATTAACTGTGGTGGCACCAACCGCACCAGTGCTAGACACACCCGTAGGGTTAGCGTTTATACCAACCCTTGCGAACGGAGCGCCTACTGCGCTCGTCCCAGCTACGCCCGTTACAGGAATAACGCTTACAGATACTATGGATACAGTGCCGATAGCGCCGGTAGAATTTAAACCTAGCGCAGATATATTTCCATCTGAATCAACTACAATAGTAGCAAGGGCTGAAGTACCACTAACACCCGTTACGGAAACATTAGCTACTCCTGTAGTAGTAACACTGCCTACCGAACCTGTAGCGGCAAGACCTGCG